ATCAAGTGGTTCCACGCTATCGGTGTGGCAATGATGGACGATAAGGCGACCTTTGGGAAGGACGGCGGGGCAGGCGGCGACACAGTTGAGGCCAAGGAAAGAGAAAAGGCCAAACAGATGTTTCCGTCTATGAACAAATAAAAAGAAAGGAAAACATTAAAATATGTCAACTTTAACTACATATTACGGCCTTGTTGAACAGGCAAAGAGATTGGACCCCGATGGAAAACTGTCTACCATCGTTGAGGTTCTTAACCGCGAAATGGGAAACATTCTGGCGGAGGCTCCGTGGCTGCCGTCGAATGATACCTGGACAAACAAAACCCTTCGCAGGGGCACACTGCCGAGTTCCGCACGGCGCAAGCTGAATCAGGGCGTTGCAAAAAGCAACTCACGGACGACCGAAGTCATGGATGTCATCGAGATGCGCGAAGTCTATGCCGAGTACGACAAAGACTATATTGATGCTTTCCCGGAACCCGGCAGGGCCAGACTGATGGAAGCCGAAGCGTTTCTGGAAGGTCTGGGACAGGATTTGGTTTCGGATATTCTTTATTGCAATTCCTATGCCGATCCTGATGGTATGCACGGCCTTGCTCCGCGTCTGGACACCGTTGACAGTGAGTTTGTCATCAACGCGCGTGGCAGTTCGGCAGTAACCAGTATTTTTGTTGTGACTTGGGGCGCGAATTACGCGCATTTTATTTACCCGAAGAACATGGCGAATCTGGGCATCAAGCATACCGATCTGGGCGAAGTGACGATCACCGACGCGACAACTTCCGCACCCAATACAAGCCAGTTTCAGGGATACAGAGACCATTTTCAGGTGAAATGCGGGCTTGTTGTTCGTCATCCGAAGTGCATCGGGCGTATTGCCAACATCGAATCATCCGGCAGTTCCAACACGTTTGACAACAATGATCTGGTTACGTTGTTGAACAACATGAAGATTGACGCTTCCACCCGTATCTATTGCAACCAGACGATCAAGACGCAGGCGGAAATCCTGATGCTGGACAAATCCAATATGTACTGGACGTCGGGCAAGGATGCAATCGGTGGTGAGCCGTTTATTGCGTTTAGAGGCATCCCCGTGCGGATGATTGACAAGGATATCCTGTTGAACTCGGAAACAGCGATTTCCTAAGATTTAAAGAAGCAACACAAAATAAAAAAGGAGATAAGTATTATGCCTATAATGGATAAAGAATTAACACTTTGCGAGGGATTGGATATTGCCGGTGTGTCGGGAACCGATACGACCAGCACCTACGAAATATACATCCCGCAGGTAAAAAACCACAAAGGGACTGCTATTGATGACAGTCCGAATAACAGCGGTAGATTGTTCTGGAATGCTGTTGTTGAAGACGCTGATTTGCTGGCCGGAACTGACGGATCAACAATTAAGTGTGATCTCTGGTGTCATTCGGCAACCGGTGCAGTTGACAGCGGGTCGATCATTCTGACGAAAACCATTACCGCCAATACGCCGACCGACCACCCGGACGGAACGCTGTTGTTCAGCCTTCCCCTTCCGGCAGGTACGCTGGATCAGTATTTTGAGGCGGAGTTCACCATTGGAGTACAGACGCTTTCCACGGGCAAGGTAACATCATGGATTGGCGGACCTGTTCAGCAGGGCGAATAAAAGTTAATTAATCAACCTCCTTCAAAACCGAGGCTGGGCGGTATATCCCAGCCTATTAAAAACAAGAGAGGTCATTATGAAATTCAGAGCGAAGGTTAATTGTCAGTTTGACAACCGAATTTATAAGTCAGGCGATGTTATTGATTACAGCAAGGAAATCGTCAAATGTCCCGACTGTGAAGGCAAGAAGAAAATAGACGGCAAACCGTGCTTCAGATGTCAGGGAACGGGAAGAATATCCCCGCCTCATTTCTTCACAGAGGTTAATCCTGTTGCCGAGGCCAAAGCAGAAGCGGAGAAAGAAAAAAGCGAGGCCGAGGAAATTGAGGAAATCCGCAATGAAATGGAAGCAAAAGGCGCGGCATATGACCGCAGATGGAAACTCCCCAAATTAAAAGACGCTTTAATCGCCGCTAAAAGAGAGGGTAAAAAGGAAGAATAAATCATGGCCTCACAAGTAGCAATTTGCAATCTGGCATTGTTGAAGTTCGGGTCAATTACAATTACTTCAATTACTGAAGATACCCGCGAAGCTCGGGCGTGTCATTCACTCTGGGAACTGACAAGGGATGATCTACTTTATTCCTATCCGTGGAAGTTTGCTTTATTGCGTTACACGCTGGGCGCTCCATTGGCGGCCGCTCCTGAATTTGAATATGATTATCAATACACCTTACCGGCTGACTGCCTAAGAGTTTTTGAGATGTACGAATCAACGGAGAATTGGACAGTGGAAAATGGAGTTTTCCTTTGTAACCGGAACAGCGCGGACGAAGATATTCAAATCCGATATATCGCACAGGTGACGGACTTAACAAAGTTCAATCCGGCTTTTGTGAAATGTCTAGCAACTGCGCTGGCCGCCGAACTTGCTCCTAAGCTCAAAGACGATCCAAAACTGCGGTTATCGCTTCTGCAGGAACTTCAGATTGATGTCGCCACAGCTTACAAACTTGATGCGATTGAGGGCGAACCAGTTAAAAATGAGGATGAGCAGTCTTTAGATAACGGTAATTACAGTTGGCAAAAAGAAGGGCGTTAAATGGGGATTCATTTAATACAGACAAGTTTTTGCGGCGGTGAATGGTCGCCGCTTCTTGAAGGCCGCGTTGACCTTCAGAAATATTCAACTGCCATGTACCGAATGGAAAATTTTGTTATTGTCCCTCATGGCCCCGCTACTTTTCGCACCGGATTCAGATTTATCGAAGAAACTAAAACGTCTGCCACAGCGTCAAGGTTAATTCCTTTTGTATACAGCGTTGATGATGCTTATGTCTTAGAGTTCGGAGCAATCTATATCCGCGTTTACAAAACACAGGCGCAGGTTCTTTCCGGTGGCTCGGCTTATGAGATTGTTTCGCCTTACGCCGCCGCCGATGTTGCAAAAATACGTTACACGCAATCCGCTGATGTCCTATATCTATTTCATCCTTCTTATGCTCCGCGTAAACTATCCCGCGTTTCAGATACGGATTGGACGCTTTCAATTATTAACTTTCGTCCTCCGCCTACGTCTGAAGTGGGAAGTAGCCCAGCAGCAACATTAACGCCTTCAGCAACCACAGGTGAAGGAATAACCTTAACCGCAAGCGTTGGCGTATTTCTTGAAGGTGATATTGGAAGAACGATAACATCAGGAACGGCCAGAGCATCCATAACAGGGTTCACTTCAACAACTGTTGTCACCGCGGATGTCATAGATGATTTTGCTGATACATCCGCCATTGCATCTGGTTCATGGACGCTGGAAGGTTCGCCTAACGCAACTATCGCGCCGTCGGTTAACAGCCCTGAAGGTGCAATCTGCACAATAACGTCAAGCGGCGAAACTGAATCAATTACAAATCTTATTACCGTTGGGGGATCTGATTGGGTGGCGTCAGCTTCGGGAACGGCTGAATATTACCTTAAAAGCGCGGCGGCAGGCTATCAATCGGCAATACCCGACAGAGTTTATCTAGAGGGAGACGAGGCCGCATCAGGTGTCTTAGGAACTCTCGGTGAAAAGCAATGGGGATGGGGAGATAATGACACTCTTGGATATGATACTATTTATGTAAGATTGCACAGCGGAGGTAATCCGAATTCATTAAGTAACGCTGATGACGTAAATTGCGCTGCGGTTGGCGCAGGAATAGACGTATTCCGTTCAACCGATGTTGGAAAATACATTCGTTTGAATGGTGGCTTTGTCAAAATCACAACCTTTACTTCGGCAACAGAAATCAAGGCTGAAATCATTAAGGAAATGACCAGCACCTATATTGCATGGGCAACAGGCACATCTTATTATGTCGGCAATACGGTTGTTCATAATGCTAATTATTACAGGTGCCTTGATGACCATACGGCGGGAACTTTCGCCACCGATCTTGCGGCCGGAAAGTGGACACTTACCTCAAGCAGTAATGATAAGACTTTGCTGTGGACACTGGAAGAAGAAATCTGGAATGCTTCAAATGGCTACCCTTCTTTCGGAACTTTCTACGAAGATCGGCTTATCACTGCCGACGATGAAAATATCAGGGGTTCCGTGTCCGGGGATTATGAAAACTTTACCCCGGGAACGGATGACAGTGATTCTCTTGATTTCACGATTATGGGAAGACAGGTCAATAAGATTCAATGGCTGGAACCGAGAGAAAGTTTGATTGTCGGCACAAACGGCTCAGAGTGGAAGTTAGGACCGGAAAGCACAACGGAAGCTCTCACTCCTACAAATGTAAGCGCAAAACAGCAAACCAATTACGGATGCGCTGATATTATGCCGGTGACGGTCGGGCATTCAACCTTGTTTGTCCAGAGAGCATTGAGGAAAATAAGAGAATTTACCTGGCAACTGGAAACGGAAGGATACGTTGCCCCGGACATGACCCTTTTAGCGGAACATATTACCGCTGGTTATATAGCAGAAATTGACTTCCAGCAGGAGCCTTATTCAATCCTTTGGGTAAGACTGGTAACGGGCGACCTTGTGGCCATGACTTATTTAAGGGATCAGGATGTTGTTGGATGGCATAAACACCCCATTGATGGAATTGTTGAAAGTATCGCGGTAATTCCCGGCACTGGCTATGATGAATTGTGGGCGATAATCAAACGGACAATTAACGGGTCGGATGTCCGATATGTCGAAATGCTGGAAGAATTTTTCACTGATGACGCTACTACTTTTGAAACAAATAAGGGCTTAAACGCTTTCTTTGTGGATTGCGGCAAGACTTATAACGGTGCGGCGGCAACAGTTATTACCGGCCTTAGTCATCTTGAAGGTGAGACAGTGGCAATCTTGGCTGATGGCGCTGTTCGTACTTCACAGACCGTTTCAGGCGGCCAGATTACCCTTGATAGAACGGCTTCCGTTGTTCATGTCGGCTTACCTTACATCGGAATCCTTCAGACCATGCGGCCGGAAATGGGTTTTAAAGATGGGACTTGGCAGGGGAGAGTTAAAAGAATTTCAGGGGCTACGGTGCGCGTTCATAATAGCAGGACTTTTAAATTTGGAAGGGATTTAACTCATTTAGATTCTGCGCTGTTTAAAACTTCCGACGTGGCAATGGGAACTCCGCCGGCACTCTTTACCGGCGACAAGCCCATCGGATATGAAGGCACTTATGACACCGACGCAAGGTTGATGATTGTTCAAGACAAACCACTTCCTTTGACTGTTTGCGCGATTATTCAGGAGGTCGGGTAATGATAAGACCTGCCACCATGGACGATATAGAGGTTATTCTCGATATGATTAAAGAGGACTGCGAAGAAATGGGATATCCTTATAATTTCTCGCACATGAAAGAACAGATGTTATCTTTTATATCACTGGAATGCCCTGTTTTTATCAATGAACATAAAGGACAGCCGGTCGGAGTAATCGCGGCAATCGTAGCCCCGAACCTGTTTGATCCCGCTATTTTGGAAGTTAGAGAATTTATCTGGCACGCTTCAAAATCATTGGCTCGCATTGGCCGCGCAAGGGTGATGGTTGAATTACTTGACTATATTATTGATTTAGCAAAGAAAGCTAAAATCAATCTTCATGCTTCATTGCCGGTTGATGAAAAGACGGAATCATTAAAAGATTTACTGATAAGGCGTGGTTTAAAGTTGACAGAATATTATTTCAGGTTGGAGTTTTAATAAAATGGCATACGCAACAACTACATATCTGGCAATAGCAACAGTAGCGGCGGCGGTAGCATCGGCCGGCACAGCGGCTTATTCAGCCGATACATCGCGTAGGGCTGGAAATCAGCAGGCCGATTATAATGCCAACGTAGCCGAAGAAGATGCGAAGGCGGCAAAGGCAAGGGCCGAATACGACGAAAAAGCCCATCGTGAAAACGTCCGAAAAATCCTTGCTACTCAACGGGCTTTGTATGGGAAGTCAGGCGTGTCAATGGAAGGATCGCCCCTGATGGTCATGGAAGATACCCAAAAACAGGGCGAACTTGACGCTCTGGCTATTCGTTATGGCGGGGATGTAGCATCGGCCAGAGCAAGAAGTGAGGCCAACGTGGCGAAAATGACCGGACGAAATAACGCTTATGCGGCAAAGGCCGGATATATGCAGGCAGGATCAACATTGTTAAGCGGGGCGGCAAGTGCATCCAAATACAGTAAATAGAGGGTAATATGCCTAGAATTCCACTTTACACACGAAAAGAGAGCGTCCCGGGCGTAGGCGGAAACGTGCCGATGAACAATAGCGGGGTAGCCGCAGCCAGAGAAATGGGCAACGCTGTTCAGGGCTTTACGAATGAGTTTGCTGATTTGGTAACAAGGCAGGCGGAGGATTTGCGGCAGAGGGATATTGCGATTGAAAAGGTCGATTTAAGCAACAAGGCCAGAGAATATTCCATTGCACAGCAGACCGATTATGAGAATAACGCCAACAAAACACAAAGCGTTTTGGAATTGGATGATTATTCTACAAATAGCAAAAAGAGCTTTAATGATAATTTCCGCAAGGCTATTAACATTGACAACATAAAACATCCTGAAGTCAGGATTTACGCCGAGGAGTTAAGCGGCAAAATCCACGGTGAATTTATCGGATATACGGCGAAGAAACAGGCGGAAATCAGGACGGCATTTACCGACAAGGCTATTGGCGACGGTGTGAGAATATCTGTTGAATCAGTCATGTCCGGCGGCGATGTCAATGCAAACCTGAAATATGCCGAGGACATGGTTAAGGAATTTAATAAAACGGGCGGTCTGGATGTGGATCAGGCCACGGACATAACCATTAAAGCACAGCAAGAAATCGTCAAAGCGCATCTGGAATATCTGGCTATCAACAACAAAAAGCAATTTGTTCAGGACATTGAAACCGGAAAATGGAATCACGTTCTAGGGCGCGAATCAAAAGAATATCAGAAACAGGCCAAGACCCTGAATGATGAACAGAAAGAAACAGAGGCTTTAGATATAGTGACCAAAGCGCATAGCAAAGAAGGATATATAGATTATGTTGGCGCGGTCAGCACAGTCTTGTCACCGGATTTCATCAAGCGGCATGAATTGACCATGAATCAGGCGCAGAATATCGCATCATCTTTAAACGCTCTGGATAAAGCGCAATCACAATCAGCCATTGATGAAGTCAACAAAATCCTTGTGCCGCTTGCTTTACAGCGAAATGGACTCAATAGACAAAGTGATTTAACTCCGGCGCAATGGTCAAAACTTGAACGTGTTGCTCCTGAATATTCCGCAAAACTTCAAGACTCTATCCGGCGTGAAAGGGATTATCAGGAACGGGCGAACCGCGCGGATGCCAGAGACAGGCGGGCGGAGTTGAGGGAAATTGAAAGAGATAAAAAACAACGGGCAACGGATAATGAAACGTCATTGATGCTGTCAGATGATTTCATGGAAGTTAATCTTGATGAAAAACTGGCAACCGGTGAAATCGGCAAGACTGAATATAATCGTCTGAAGAAATTACAAAAAGAAATGAATCCGATTAACAGGGATTCCGTCAAAGAAGCCTTAAAACAGATTAATACCGGCACGGCACTAAGTAAAGCCGTTAAGGAAAGTGATGCAAGTCAGGTCGCTATCTGGCGCATGAAATACGGTGAACTGGTCAAGACATGGGCGGTTAATAACGCCAATGACCCAAATTTCGATGTCAAGTTGACCGAGTTTATGGAGAAGCACGTTTTGTCTCCGCTGGTCACTGATATTTTTATGAAAAGAGGCGAAGAACAGAAGCAGAAATATTTCGATGCACGGGCGGCGGCGGGAACGGCAAGACAGGCTGAAGGTTATGGAACAAGAAAAGACGGGACGCGAAAAGGCAATGGGTATTTTGGTGAACTAAAAAGACCTGATGGAAAAGTATCAACCGAGTTATCTATTGGCGTTGAGTTTTACGGTAAAGAAATAGAGATTCCTTCTCTTGTGCCAACATTGGATAAATCAGAAATTAACTATCTCTTACAGGGGAACAAACCAACTAAAGAGATAATCAAAAAAGCGGTTGACCATGCAAAATTAAGAATGAGTCAAGGTAAAAGCCCTTTTGCGGAAAACGAAAAAACCTACACACAGGCCGATTTGGAATTTACAGCAAAAAAACACAGTTTAACAGTGGAACAGGTCAAGCAGAAATTGGGGATTAAGTAAATGCCCGTAGATTTATTATCCGAACAGAATGAACCTAGAGACCTT